ATAATTAGATTAGGAGCAGAATGAAATGTCAGTTTCATCATTAACAAAGTTTACAGTACCTATTGACGGTGACCAGAGTGCAGCAAGCCAAGGCTTGTTAATGCCAAAACTAAAATATCGTTTTAGAGCGAGTTTTGAAAACTTTGGTGTAAGCACACCTAGAACTGAAATGACAAAACAAATAATGAATATAACTCGTCCAGCAGTTACATTTGAAGAGAACATGATTGATATCTACAATAGTAAAGTATACTTAGTAGGCAAACACACTTGGGATCCAATTACAGTAAACTTACGTGATGATGTAAACGGTGCAGTTTCAAAACTTACAGGCGAGCAAGTACAGAAGCAATTTGATTTTATGGAACAATCAAGTGCAGCTTCAGGTATAGACTATAAGTTTATTACACGTTTTGAAATATTAGATGGTGGCAACGGTGCTAGTACTCCTAACGTTCTTGAAACTTGGGAACTATATGGTTGTTTTATAGCCAATGTAAACTACAATGATTTAGACTACGCATCACAAGAACCAGCACAGATTACTCTTAGTGTAAGATTTGACAATGCAGTTCAAACACCATTAGGTGATGGCATTGGTTCAAGTGTAGCAAGAACAGTTGGACAGGTTGTAACTGGCTAATAGGAGTTAGTTATAAATGGCTAGTGTTAATCCACTTTTAAATGGAATGACCTCTGACAAGACAGTTAGAGATTATAAACACGCATCTAAAACTTTCGTAGACAATAACTATGAGCTACAACCAAAATACAGTAATTTATTTCATGTTGTCTTTGAGTTTACTCCAGATGCCGCTACCCTATTTGATACAATACAACAATTAGAAATTCCAATACTTGTTAAAAGTGCAGACTTGCCTTCTTACACATTAGATGTACAAACACATAATCAATATAACAGAAAAACACAAAGTCACCATAGTTTTCAATATCAGCCAGTGACGATACGCTTTCATGATGATGCAAAAGAAAATATAAGAAACTTATGGCACAAATATTATATATATTATAATGCTGACCCTACATATGATTTAGATGGAAACAGTTATACTACCTCAGACAAATATGCAAACAGAACACAACAACAATGGGGATTACAAAGAGGCAATAAAAGATTTTTTAAAAACATAAAAATCTATAGTATGCACAATCATAAATTTGGTGAGTATACTCTTGTAAATCCTATAATTACTGCCTTTAGTCATGATCAACATGCTTACGCTAACGGCGGACTAATGGAAAACACAATGCAAGTAGCATATGAAACGGTTAAGTATGCTACAGGTTTTGTCAATAATATTACGCCAAGGGGATTTGGTGATATACATTATGATGTAGAAGTTAGTGATTTAAGTGCAGACAATTTAGCAATCGGAGAAGACAACGCATTTATAGATGGATCAATTAGAACAACAACAGGTGAACGCCCTAAAGATTTATTTCAAGGCGATGTTATTGGCACAATTACTGATGCAGAAATAATTTTTAATCAAACAAAACCTAATGGAGGTAGTTTGATAAGTGATACAATATCTATTTTTGCAAATAATTTACTTACAGGAAAAAAACCTACAAGTAATATATTAGTACCTATTACTGGAGCAGCAGATAGATTTACTCAGGATTTTACTGGTACTGTTACAGATGGAATTATAAATTATTTTAGAGGTGAAAACACATCATCACAAAAACCTAATAATAGTGATAAAACTCCTAGTAACGGTATAGTCTTTTCATTAGGTGAAATGATACAAACTACAAAGAATAACATAGTAAAAGATGTTCCATTTTTAAAAGGCTTTGCTACACAAGTTCCTAATCCTGGTACACAAGCGGTAGCAAATAAGATAAGTGATACACGAACAACTGGTACAAAATCCAGTGCAGTCCAAAAACCTTTTAATCAAATAGACGCAGGGACATAATATGGCACAAGATACAAACTTACCACTAGTACAACCTGCAGATAATTTTGATCAAAGAGTACAGGATTATTTTAAAAACTATTTTACAAATCAAATCAGCATGACTGACATGGAGTACGAAGCAGCAAAAAGTTTTTTTGTAGCAAGAACTGCAAATACTGATGCTGCAGCAGCACTTACTGCTGCAACAATAGAAGCTGCAAACGAACTTAATGTAAACATATTAGATATTATACAACAGTTTGAAGGTGTTGCAGATTTAAAAAGTGCAGTACCTACATTCTTAAATTTAAGTAGGCGTAGTTCAAGTTTGTTAGGTTACGAACAAAATATAACTCCAAATGAAAATATTGCCAGACAAGTTGAGGCTTAGATGTTTAGTCGTAACAAGTTTGCAAACGGCATATATGAAATGAAAAATCCACAAAAGTATAGTGGAAATAAATCACCCAGATACAGAAGTGGTTGGGAACATGCCTTTATGCGTTTCTGTGATAATCATCCTAGCGTTGTAAATTGGGCAAGTGAAGCAATACAAATACCATATCGAAACCCGCTTACAGGAAAAGGGACAGTATATGTACCAGATTTTGTTGTAATGTATCAAGATAAAAACGGTAAAAAACATGCTGAACTTATAGAAGTTAAACCAAAATCTCAAACCATGCTTACAGAAAAAACACGTAAACAAGAAAAACTTGCTATAGCTCTTAATCATGCAAAATGGGAAGCTGCAGCTAAATGGGCAAAGCACAAAGGTTTACGTTTTAGAGTTGTTACTGAAGAAGATATTTTTCACAACGGTAAACGTTAGTTAATAAGTACTAGTATAATAACTAGGAACCCACATGACAAAAAAACTAGAAGAACTTTTTAATGTTGAAGTTAGCGAAGAAATGCCTTTGTCTAAAGAAGAAAATATTAAAAACATAGATACTGTAACTGCAGACGACATACCTGAATTGCAAACTGCCATGGCTAATGTAGATAAAATTGATGCAGCATTACCAAGTGTTAGAGAATTAGATACCAGTGACAAAGAAATGGACGAAATAGCAGACTTAGCAAAGGATACATTCAAGGATCTTATGGACTTGGGTATGAATGTAGAAGCACGTTTTAGTGGAGAGATATTTAACAATGCAAGTCGTATGTTGGATACTGCTTTAAGTGCAAAACAACACAAAGTTAACAAAAAATTGCGTATGGTTGATTTACAAATTAAAAAAGCAACATTAGATGCAAAACTTGCAAAACAGGCAAGAGACAACGGCGATGACTTAGAGGATGGACAAGGACATGCTATAGATCGTACACAGTTGTTACAGGAAATATTAGGACGTAATACACACAAAAAGGAATAAATACATACATATAAAAGGATCACAAAGATGAAAAGTTTTAAAAGTTACCTTGTAGAAAGTGAGCAAACTTATAAGTTTCGCATTAAGATGGCCGAAAAAGGCGATGATGAAATAATGAATGCACTTGAAACTGCATTAGAAAAATATGAAGTTGTAAGTATTAGTAAACCTAAAAAGACACCTATACAAGAACACCCAATGGATTTCCAAACATTAAACAACGCTGAAGTGTTTATAATGGATACAGAACTTAAATATCCAGTTACTGCTCATCAACTATATGAATATATTACTCAAACAGTTGGCGTACCAGCAAGTCACTTAGTTGTTATTAACAGTGATCATCCAGAAGAGATTGCTCGTGAAGAAGCAATAAAAGAAGAAGGTGACGAGTATAGTGCAAAACTAGATGATCCAGATTACAAAGATGCAAAAGATGTTAAAGCAGAAGATAGTTTTGGTGACAAGTATAACGAAAATATGCTTAAAGGATTAGAAACACGTAAGTATGAGTTTGAAAAGGCAAAGTAATGAACGACTTATATAAAGCAATATATTCTTTGAAAGATATTATAGCAGAAGAGGAATCTACTGTTAATGAAAAGATTGATTTAGAAACAGGGTATTATACTGGTACAAATATTACACCAACTAAATTACAGTTAGATCGTTTGAAAAAAAGAGGCCTTGTACCACAAGATTACCAACTCCCTCAAAGAGTTTCTAAAACAAATCCTAGTGCTAGACCATTCATAGACTTCATTAACAACCTAGGCAAAAAAGCCAGTGATAAAGGTGAAAAAATATTTCCTAAACAGATTGAAAAACAACCTGACGTTTCAAAACCTAAAGTTGATTATGAAAAAATTATGAAGGGTATTAGAGCTCAATCAGATGCTTTGACCAAAGGCAAAGTAAAAGCAACTGCAGCTAATACAAAAAATTATGACAGTACACTAGCTCTACAAAAAGAATTGATTGCAAGAGGTGCTAAAATAGATGCTGATGGTATTATGGGTCCACAGACAAGAGCTGCAATGAAACAGTTTGGACAACCAGGAGCAACGCCAATTGCTAGACCTAATACAACACCAAAGAGTGGAGGCCCGGATAAAAGATTTATTACAGGTCCTGAAGTATCACAAGCACCAAAGAGTACTGGCCCATATCTGGATAGAGATACTACAGTAGTATCTAGAACAGATAAAAATTTTATTACAGGTCCTGAATTAGATATGCCAGATACAATAGGTAAAGTAAATCCTAAAACACCTTATAAAGATCTTGATAAATTACGAGGACCTAATAATACAAATAGATTTACAGGCTTACCTATGGCACCTAACATGTATAAAAAAGACGCAGAGGATAATTACAATATTGCTCAAGGTCCAGAGCAACCTAACAAAAAATTTGGCGATGATTTTATAAATCAAATTGCAAATTCTTTTGGAGACATATTTAAAGGCTCAGATAAAAAAGGCAGTGCAGATCCACTTAAACTAGCTCAACCAAAAAGTGACAATACTACAAAAGTAGCAAATAAAAACATGATTAAACGCATCACTGGTGCAAACACATAAGGAAAGAAAAATGAATATGGATAATATGAGAGAATACTTAAATAAAATAATCTCATTAGAGCAAGAGCAACCAGTTGAAGAAGGTGCGGTCAAAGATATGATCCAAGACGTAGAAGAAGGCATGGGTAAAGAAGAGTTTGAGAAAAAGTATCCAGGTCAAAACTACGATGAGATTAGACAAGAAATTGAAGACAGAATGAATGAAGCAAAAAAAGCACCATTAACAGCTGAACTATTACAAAAGGGATATGATCAAGTATATAATTTTGTAGGCGAATATGGTGATGCCGCTCTTGAGTATCTAGATGATAATGCTCCTACTTTTAATAACTTGTTTACCAAATATGATGGTGACTTAGATGTAATTGCAAGCAAGGTAGATATGACCACATTCAATCAAATAATGGATGAATTAAATGATGTTGCTTATGATTTAGAAGGTGGAGTTTTAGAATCAAAGGTTCAAGAAAATGATATTGAAATGGAAGAAGATTGTGGTTGCGAAGATGATGCAATGGTAAGTGTTCCAGTTCAAGAACTAGCTGATATACTACAATTAGCAGGTTATGAAAACTATGCAGATAAAATTGAAGAATACGCAAATGAGCCTGAAGAAGAGTACAGTGACACAGAAGACCAATTAATTGGACTTAGTGGTGGACTTAACAGACCTAAGAAGCAATATCCTGCAAGTGCACCTGGTGATAATCCAATGGATCAAGAGCCACGTGAAATTGAAGAAAGTGTAGAAGACAAACTTTATAAAAGTTATAAAGACTTCTTAGAATCAGAAGAAATTAAATCAAACGACTAAGTTCGTTTTGTAATAAATTGTGTATATAACGGTGTCCCTCATCATTAGGATGTAAATGATCCGCTATATATTTTGACTTATTTTCCATTAATATATCAACCATACCTGGCACACAATCCACGTGCATAAAGCGTAAATTGTTTAACTTACAAGTAGTTTCTACAATATGTTTAGGATACCAGTCGTGTAATTCTTGTATGTAGTCACTGTTCTGATGTAGTACATATTCTCTTACACTGGCAGTATTTACACTACCCGGTTTCTTCTGTTGAATATAATTTAAATGTTCCCATTTATTTTGGTATTTGTTATACCAACTGTTACGATTCGGATGACTCCAACCGAATATTATCAAATCTTGTGATGTAATATTATTATAAGTTTCGCAAAACTTTAGTGCAATGTGTGGATTACTAGCACTACTTTCACTGTGTTGTATAAAGTCATAACCGTATTGTTCTGCTATTAGTTTACCATAACATGTAGTTGCTTCTTCACCTAGACTTACACTACACCCGTATTGATGAAGTTTCATTGATTACACCATTGTCTATATAATCTAGCCAACTTTTATGTTTCACATAAAATGGCAAGCGGCTCCGGAGAGCCGCTAACTGATAACTATTAGGTTCATGTGGTTTATGCCTGGGTTTCCATACGCTATCACTCTTTTTTGTATTACAAGGCTTGCAACATGTTACTATATTGTCCCATGTAGCCTTACCACCATGTGACCTAGGCTTTACATGATCCATAGTAAGCTCACTGTACTGCTCTTGTACACCACAATACTGACATTTAAATTCATCACGCAAATGCACATTGAATCTACTAAAACTAATTTTACTAGTTCCTTTGTAATATTTTTTAGTCATAATTGTAGCAGGAACTTTCATACTAAAACTAGGACTACTTATATCCCAGTCTTCATACCAGTCAAGTACATTTACTTTTTCTAAAAAATATAACTTGATTGCACGTTTATAATCAATAACACTAACAGGAAAATTAGTGATTGGTTGACCACTTGTGTTAAGTAATAGAGTGTCGGACATATAAATATTTATATGAGATACGTGAAGGACGAGTATGTATCGGCTTTTCGTGATTGTTTAATACAAACAAGCAGACAAGAAGGATATACTTTACCACAAGAAATAGAAGCATATGTAGCTATTCTGTTAGGATCGTTTATAGAAGAACCTGATTTTTTACCGAATCCTACTTTTACTGAAGCATATATGCGAGGCACAATGCCTAGCAAAGACTTAGCAGATACGTGTTTGTTTGTTAGAGGAGTATTTCCTAAATATGGAAATAAAACACATCTTACTACAATTGGAAAAAGTAGTTATGGAAATGCTGGCAAACAATTAAGAATGCGTATGTTTGAAGATATAGCAGATAATTTTGAGACAGTTGTAAAAATAATTCGCATAAGTACAAGACCCGCAAGAACATATTTTAAGGATGTGACATGGTTAAATCACTAGACGGCGTACTGACAAAAAAAGCATATAAAAAAGAAAAGTATACTAATGAGCAACTTACAGAATTTGCCAAGTGTGCTGACCCAAAGACTGGTGTGTTTTATTTTATGAACAATCATTTTAATATTCAACATCCTACACAAGGACGTATGCAATACAAAGCATTTGAGTATCAGCAAAAGTTGCTTGATGTATATCATAATTACAGATTTAATATTAATATGTTGCCAAGACAAACAGGCAAGAGTACAACTGCAGCTGGTTATTTGTTATGGTATGCAATGTTTGTACCGGATAGTGTTATATTAATTGCAGCACACAAATACGCTGGTGCTCAGGAAATTATGCAACGTATACGCTATGCTTATGAATTATGTCCGGATCATATACGTGCAGGTGTCACAAGTTATAACAAAGGCAGTATCGACTTTGACAATGGTAGTAGAATTATAGCACAAGCAACCACAGACAACACAGGACGAGGTATGAGTATTACATTGCTATACTGTGATGAGTTTGCTTTTGTTAGACCTAGTATTGCAAAAGAATTCTGGACTAGTATTTCACCTACACTAGCAACTGGTGGTGCAGCTATTATTACAAGTACACCTAACAGTGACGAAGATCAGTTTGCACAGATATGGCGTGATGCAAATAAAACATTTGATAGTAATGGTAATGAAACTGACTTGGGTGTAAATGGATTTAAAAGTTATCAGGCTACTGGTGGGAGCATCCTGACAGAGATGAAAAATGGAAAGAAGCTGAACTAGGCCGTATAGGTGAAGAACGTTTTCGTCGTGAACATGAATGTGAATTTATAATATATGATGAAACATTAATAGATAGTTTGGTTCTTACTAATATAAGAGGAAAGGAACCTGCGTTCAAACATGGCACTGTGCGTTGGTGGAAAACTCCCAATCCTCAAATGACATACTTAGTAGGTTTAGACCCTAGTTTGGGCACAGGAGGAGACCCAGCGGCTATACAAATATTTGAAATCCCTAGTCTAGAACAAGTAGGAGAATGGAGTCATAATAAAACCCCTATACCTCAACAAATACGTATTCTAGTAGATATTTGCAAATACTTACATGATGAAGGTGTTGATAATATGAACATATATTATAGTATGGAAAATAATACTATAGGTGAAGCCGCACTACAAAGTGTAGCAGAAGTAGGTGAGGAAAATATACCAGGTATATTTTTAAGTGAACCAAAAGTACATGGTAATAGCAGACTATATCGCAGAGGATATAACACAACGCACCGTAGTAAAATTAGTATTTGTAGTAAATTCAAAACGCTAGTAGAAACAGACAAAGTAAAAGTTAACAGTAAAATGTTAGTAAGTGAGATGAAAAGTTTTATTGCAGCAGGTAATAGTTTTAAAGCAAAGGCAGGTGACACTGATGACTTAGTAATGAGCACACTGCTTGTAATGCGTATGGCTCAAACCCTTAAAAACTATCATCCGGAGTTAGAAACTTACATAAGAGACGGAGACGAGTTCGACCAAGAGCCTATGCCTTTTATTATGATTTAGGATAAATACGTACATGAGAAGTATAGGTAACATATCAGAAGAACTGTTTGACAAAATACGTAGTAGAGTAGCAAACATTAAGTTGGGGAACAGTGAAGGTGAAGTAACTACAGATCCAAGTCAAGCAAGGTTTTTTGAATTTAACTTTAAACACAGAGACTTGCCAGTGGGTGCAGTCACTATTAGTATTAATGAAGAAGATAAATTACAAGTTTATTTTCCCAATAGTATGGTAGAGGACGCAGATAGTAGTACATCAGATGCTTGGTATGGTTTTTTGAAAGAACTCAGCAAGTTTAGTGCAAGAAATATGTTAAACTATGAAACACATAATGTAACAAAAGAAAGACTTGATAAAAAAGATTATCAATTTTTAACACAACGTAACCAGGACGAAGTTATGGAAAACAGATTACATGGCACGAGCCAAAAAAGTTTCCTAGAACAAGGAAGAGCAAAATTAATTATCCAGCATAGTAAAACAGTTGATGAAACAAAACTGGGTGCAAGAAGCAGAAACATTAGTGCTATCTATATTGAGAATAATGAGGGCGAACGCTTTAAATTTGCTAATAACTACTTACCTGGTGCAAGAGCAATGGCTAGACACGTATCAAACGAAGGACATACTCGTGATGAACGTGGTATGCATATTGTTGAAATAATGAATGAAATGCAACAGTTAAAACAATTTGTCCGTAGTGCTAAATCCAATGACTACGTAACTGAAGAAGCACAAGAAGTTATTGAAGCAGCTACAGACAGATATTATGGTTTAAAAGATACACTGAAATCAATTAGTAGTGCAAAAGGTTATGAAGATTATTTTGAAAACTGGTTGCCCGGTGTTATAGAAGTTGAAGAGAACGATATAGAAGATTTGAAAACAAAACTTACACGTCAAGTTTTTGATGATCGTATGGTAGATAGTTTACCAGCAGTCAGTAGAGCTTTAAGTTTAAAAAAGGAAGCAAAAATGGATAAAAAACCACCTTACGATCCAAAGGATTTCCCTCAAGATACAGAAAAACGTAGCGACGATGAACTAGATGCAGTAGTTGCAAGTAGAGCAGGTGATATTATTTCAGCATCAAATAGTCCTGATAATATTGAAGTATTTAAAAATGAAACCGACGAAGCGGAACTTAAAAACTACTTTAATGTAATGAAAAACAGTGACATGGACACTAAAGCAAAGAATCGTAACTTAGTAATTAATGTTATTGAATACCTTGCAAACAATGTTACTAATGATGCATTGGCAGTGGCTTTAGGAAATATAAACTATGATGATGAGGCCCAGTATAAAGCAGCAATTAAAATTGTTAAAAAATATTTACAAGGAAATGTAGATAAAAAAGATCCTGCACCAAAGAAAGATTTATATGGCAAAGCAAAAGAAAGTGTAACTTTTGAAGCATTTGAGAAGAATATGAATATGATTTCAGAAGGCACATGGGCACTACCAGCAGACTTAGATACTGCAAATGAAGTAATAAGAATTATGCAACAACCTATTCCATTAGGAGATGGTGGTGAAGACGCAACAAATGCAATAAGTTTTGCGTTTGGTGATGACGAACTATTTGATATGTTGGGCGATGCAGGAGATGCAAATCCAGAAGGTGATGCAAGACCAATTATTAAAAAATGGATTGAATCTGCAAACTTTGACGAACCATATCAAGGAATGCTAGATATAATA